CAGTTGTAATGGCTACAAATCAGTTCTCAGCAATTGAAGCAATGGCTCGTGTTGAAAACATGAACACAAACACAAAGCTTGTTCCACGTTGGTACGGAGACTCTCCTGCAGTTGTTGCAGAAGGCGGAACTATCGCTGAAGCAGCATCATACAATGACTCAATCGTATTAACAGCTCGTAAATGGGCATCAATCCTACACATCTCAGAGGAAGATCTTAACGATTCATTCCTAGATGTACTTAACCGCTTCAAGACTTCTTGGGCAACAAACTGGGCACGTCGTTTCGACAACGCATGCCTTGGTGTAGTTGGCGCAGCTAATGGAACAACAATTCCATACGAGTCTGTATACCAGAAGCTAACAGCTGGCGGAGGAACAATTACTCCTACAGCAGGAGCAGTTACATTCGCTCAACTTAACTCAATCGTTGCAGCAGTTGAAGCAAAGCCTTTCTTTGATCCATCAAAGATGGCATTCATTGCTCACCCAACATTCGCACAAAACCTTCGTGGTCTAGTCGATAACCAGAACCGACCAATCCTTCAGGATCCACTAGGTTCAACATCAGCAACACTATTTGGATATCCAGTAAAGTACTCATTCGGTGCTCAAAAGACAACCGTAGCTACAGCTGGTGGAGGAATTGACGCTGGTTCAGACGGAAATAAGCTTCTTATTTTCGGAAACACAGACATGCTTATCAACGGCAAGCGTTCAACAGTTGAGTCACAAGTTTCTCGTGACGCAAAATTCGATACAGATGGTGTCCTACTCAAGATTCGTGCTCGTCGTGCATTCCGCGTTGCGGATGGCGATGCATTCGCAATTCTTGAAAAGACAGCATCATAATAGGAGGATAAAAAATGCCATCAAAACTATACGGTAACTTCATCCTCAAGGCTCTCAACAAGGAAGTTGACTTCGATACAGATACCATCAAGGTAGCTCTTCTATCATCTTCTTACACACCAGATCAGGATGCACATGACTACTTCAACGATGTCTCTGCAGCTGAAGTATCAGGTACAGGTTATACAGCTGGTGGTAACACACTAGCTTCAAAGACAGCCACATACGATTCTGCGAATAACGTAGTAATCTTAGATGCAGCTGATACAACTTGGGCGTCATCAACAATCACAGCACGTTATGCTGTTGTTTATGACTCAACAGGTACATCAAGCACATCACCACTTATTGGATACGTCGACTTCGGTTCAGACCAGTCTTCAACAAGCGGTAACTTCACAATCACTTGGGATTCAACAGGTATTGTTCGAATCACAGTAGCGTAAGGTAAATACGCAATGGATGTAAAGGTAGAGGTTGGCATACTGCAAGCAAGCGCTTGTCTAGTTGAGTCCAAGATTTCTGTCGAGCCCCTTTCTGAGACTTATACTCCAGAAATCTCCAACCTCTCCTTTACTCCTATTATTTCAATCTCAGGACACAGCATTTCAGCAATCAACCCAGAATCCTATCGAATTGGAGTACGGGCTGCGGCATAACGCCAGCAGCCTATTTTTATGTCATTATTAACAGTCGCACAAGCAACTAGCGGATTTAAAGTAGGATGTAATTTTGATACAGCAGCTACTGATAAGGTGGTTGGTACTGGCGTAACTAGTTCAGCAGCTACTGCATTTGGAACATTAACTCAGAATGCTTCATCATTAACTGGTGCAAAATCATATGACTTTAGCAATAGTGCTCGTGTAAATGTTCAAATTAATCCAAACGGCGGCGGAGTTGGCGACATAATTCAAGAATTTGTATTTAAAAAATCATCAGTTCCTGGAACTGGAAACTATGAACTTTTAGCAGACTTTTTAGGAACATCTACATCTGGAGATGGATTCCAAGTTGGAATTGATCCAACAGGTAATATTTATATGAATGTTAAGGCTGCTACTGGTAGCCCAAGCGGTATTAGCACATCTGCTAATTTTTGTGATGGAAACTGGCACCATGTAGTTGCATCATATATTGCTGGATCAACAGGAATGAGACTATATGTTGATGGAACATTAATTGGATCAGCAACAACTTTTGGTAACATTGGATATTCAGGTCAATGGAATATTGGTTCATATTTAGATAACAATGGTTCATCTGGTACTGCTAACTCATACTTTAATGGAACTATGGATTTTGCAGCTTTATATGCTGGAACTGGGCTTTCTACAGCTCAAGTTGATACCATGGTTGCAGACCATAAAGCATCATTTGCAAATGGTGGCACAATAGCTCAGGTTGCTACAGCAACAGCATTAATGACTACTGCAGTACCTTATTCAAATACATTAGTAGCAGAAGCACTTGGAGATCGGGCCTCATATGTATTTCCATTAGACGCTACAATTACACAAGTTCTTGGCGATGCCATGACTGGCGCAAGAACATTTACAACACCACTTAATACCGCAACATATAGAGCTGGCAGATCAGCAACAGGCGGAACTGGTTCATGGGAGATTGCAGATACCAATACGGTTGGCAATGAAATACAGTTCGTAGAGTCAACAACTCCAAATATTACTCATGAAAAAGGATTAACTGTAGAAGCAGTATTTTATTACCCAGCATATGCTGCAAATGATACTGGTCGTAGAGACATAATGATTAAGAACTGGTCTGGCGGAGGCTGGGGAATTACTTTAGAAGGCAATAGTGGAACAAACTATATATCTGCTGGATTCTCAAATCCAGGATATGTTCAACATACAACAGCTTTAGTCCCAGGGCGCTGGTATCATATGGTTGCCCAGTGGGATCCAGCAGATGACTATACATACTTAACACTTAACAATGTAACTCAAGTATCTTCAGCTAAAAATACAGGCTCTGGAAACAATTTTGCAAATAGCAATAGCTTTAATTTAGGTGCAGATTCAGGTCTATCTTTAGACTTTCTTGCCTTATACTCAAGTGTTTATAACGGTAAATTCTTGTCTTCAGCAGAAATTGGTCACCACTATGACACATTTGAAGCGGCAAGATATATTCAGCAATCAAAGACTATAATTGCTCAACCAATGACTGCGTCTGGATCTATTCCAAAAGCAGCATTAATACTTGCAACACCTATAACTGCATTTGCAGAACCAGTTCACCCTTCAGCAGTTGTAGCAGTTCGGAATAAAACAATTGCAGCACCAGCGCTAACTGCATCAGCATTAATTGATCCTCCAGTATTTACAGCTGGAACTAATCATGGTGCTTCTCATATGAGCGCATCTGCGATTATGGGTCCAGATAGTCTTGTCTTCATCTTAGGAATTGGAAGAGGTAATCCTATGATTGCTTCAGGATTTATCACAGATCCAACAATAACAACTCAACTTGGAGTTATAGTTAAGCCTCAATCACTAAATGCAAGCTCACAACTTCCATTGCCTCCAGCTTACTTCACAATAACTGACGATAGATGGTATCAGAGACTTCTAAATGTTGATTACCAATCTAATGACTTTAATGGAGTTACAACATTCTTTAACACATCAACTAATATTGTTAGAGGCGGTGGATACGGTGGATGGAATGCAATAGATCAAAGAAACGTATTTAATCCTTATTATGGATACAATTTAGCTGACTCTCCACTTCCAGTGGCTTATGCTGGCACATTTGATCCACAAAATAGAAAAGCATTAAGACTTAGAAATATTGCTTTAACTTCAGTAGATGGCTATGGTAATTCTGGTGCTAACTGGACATTTGAAACATATATTAAAACAACTAAAAAGAATCAAATCTTATTTGTTGGAAAACAATTAGGCGACAGATCAAATCCAAACTATCAAGATCATAATGCAGCATGGAGACTTAGAGACGGAAAGATAAGTCTAAATGAAACTAAATCATTAAAGCTTGGATTCCCTAACAGCACAGATGCAGCGGCATTTACTGGATTTAAGGATATCGCTGATGGCGAATGGCATCATATTATTATTCAGTACAGAAATACTTTTGAAGGTGTTTCAGATGGAAGAGCACAAGTATTTATTGATGGAGAACTTGATATCCAGCGTTATGGATACCGTGCATATGCAATTCATCAGGTTGGATACAACTCAGCAGATGCAAATGCATATTCAGACTTTGAAACATCTGCTGTATCTCTAAACCAAGGATCATTCGTTCTTGAAAGAGAAACACATCTTAACTACTACAGCTGCGTTGGAATTATTCCAGTAGAAGCGCCAACTGCATATGCAGCCGCTACATTTACACCTGGAAATAAGGGACGAGGAAATCGTGGCCGTGCACTCATGCTTTACTTCTGGCCAACATTTAAAATTGATGAACCAAGATACCTGCCGTATCAAAGATTTATGGCTGGTGAATTAGGACTTGGCTTTACTAATAACGACCAAGGCGGTTATGGAAATGACCCAGACACTTTCTATCCTATTGCTACACAATTAGGCAAGGGTGCCAATCAGTTCTACGATTGGGATATTTGGCCAGTTCCAGTAACTTATTATCCAAGTGGTGACACATTTGTTGGAGACACGCACCCAATTCTTAAGGATGGAATATTTAAGAGCGGAACTGACAAGGGAACAGTTTATGTTAACCCAGTTACAGATAATGAAAGATATCTAAATCTGCAAGAAGACCTTAAGGACTTATCTCAGTTTGACATGATCTGTTTCCGTAACTATCCAGATGAGTCTGGCGAAAGAGATGCATATGGAACTAGTGCAAAGGGTGTAGCTGATCCATATTTCAATGTTCTTGATAAGAATTTATTCGAAGACTTCCTTGCATCACTTAGAGATGCTGTAGATAGTGGTATTTCATTATTAGTTACTAATCCACAGTTAGCAGTAGATCTAGGATTTATCGATACTTATCATCAAGTTGATGCACTTGATGGTGCTGGAAATAACTCATCATCAGATCCATATGTTCCAATCAAACTTAATGATCCACTTAATACTGGAGCACCAGTGCTTGGAATTAATTATATAACTAGCCTTACATCGCCAACCAGAAATAATGCTTATGAAGATTATTACAGAAATAACTATCATCAAGTTGTAAATACAATTCCTGGATTAACAGATGACCCAGCTTATATTTGGAAAGATGAAGTCCTTTATAATACAGATGGCTTAGAATATGGTGAACTAGGCAGAGTCTGGTCTCATATTGAATATAATTCAGGCTTGCAGCCAGGAGATAAATTCTTAATTTCATCTATGATTAATGCCTATAGTTATTATGCAATTCCAATGAATGCAATAAAAGCTGGAAAGGTTATTACTAAATTTGCTGATACCTATATGCATGGAACAGTTGAGCGTGTAAACCCATACAGAGATTACGCAACT